CGCTTTTACCTCCATAATTTAATCCATTTGCTAATGATAAGTTTTGTTTTCCTGAACTATTGAAGATTACTCCCTCTGCATCCTGATCCCAACCACCGTCACCTTCAAGTGTAAATGCACTTGTATAACCTGTGGTTGTAACTCCAATTGGATTTCCACTCAATCCGAAGATATTTGCAGAATTAGTATAAAGATACTTTCTCCAATATGATGGTGAACCAACTGAGAATTCAGCGTCTTTTGCCTTTGAAAGACTTAGATGTTTCTCTAAAATTGTTCCAGCGTTTCCTGTAACTGTTCCTTTTGAGTCAATTACAACTACATGAACCTCATCAAAGCGACCACCTCTTGCAGCAGCATATTCTGATGTACCTGGTTTATCAGCGATTGTATTCCACTTTACAAGTGTTTCTGTTGCAGTTCCACCTTTTGTAGCAGTTGTTGTTACGAATGTTTGATTATCAAACCAATCTGCTGATCCTGTGTAAGTTGCTGTTCCTGTACTTACTCCAGCATTAGTCATAACTGAAACAGAACCAGTGCTACTAAACTTATAAACACTATTTTGTTCCTTTGCTGTCTCTGTACCTGCAGCAGATACATGAGATAGAAACTTGACTTCGATATTGTCAGTTCCCTTTGTAGTGATTATACCTTTAAAGTGACCATCAATTAAACTTGTTCCAGCAGCTCCTGATATAACTGTTCCTGATGGAACTAACTGTGTTACACCCATACCGACCGCTGCATTAGTAAATCCAGTTCCAGCTGCACCACTTAAAATTTGATCAGCAGCTCCGTCTATGATGGCAACTCTAAGTCCGTTTGCCCAAGTACCTGGATTTTTTGCAGCGACTACAACACCACTAAATGTATTTTCATCATAACCCAATTCTTTATAATGATCTGTACTCTTTATCTTTACGCTTGTTGATGTACCTCCACCAACTGCATTTTTTAATCCAGTATCATCTGCTCTGATGACACTCAATACTCCACCATATGCTAGGTAAGATGATCCTACCATCCAAGTTTCGTATTGTTTATCGGTTTCAAATGGTCTTCCAAACTGATTTACATATTCATTTTCACCAGTAATCGTTACAGGATCACCAACAGGTCCTTTCTCAAATGGTCCTACTATACCACCAATTTTACCTGTTGATCCGTCAATTCTACCAATGGTTAAATCGACTTCCCTAATTAGAATACCAGGAGATGCTAAATTTAATGCCATCCCTTACTCCGTCCAATGTTTGTTCTGAAAATATTTATTCAAAAGGGTATTTTCATTGGGGAAACAATGCACGAACTACCAATCGGGATATTCCCATTCCACTATATTTTTTTTTCTTGAAGTTGTGATTCTGTTAATAGTGCAGGTTTTACACTCATATGAATATGAAGATGGTGAAGAGGATCTATTTTTTCTTGATAAGTAAAAGTCAGAAATTAAATCTTTAACTTTACCACAAGTTCTACATTTTCTTTCAGTAAACAGTAAATGCTCTAGTTTTATTTGATCATCTATATCCACTACATGTAATCCCACATGTATGAGCGATCGCCATATTCATCCGCGTACCATCTTTCTCCATCATTATCCACAAATGATTCATCATCTAAACCTGTTTGAATAAAACCAAAAGGTGCCATATCTTGTTCAATTTGATTCTTTTGCTCTTCATATATTCTTTTTCTTATATCATTATCAGTCATTTCTTTGAAATAGTCTTGTGCAACTAACCATGCAAACAATACAAGACACATTGCTAAATCATCATTACACCCCTCTTCTGCTTCAAATGAGTTATGTTTTTGCGAAAATGTGGTGAGTTCTGAAATAATTTCATAATCACAAGTAATTAATTTATCATCCTCTAACATTGTTTTAAGATTACTACATCCCAATTTCTTAACTGCTGCTGTTGTTCTTACACCCAATTGTGTTTTCTTTCCTGAAAATCCTTGCCCTACAACTTGCCCTGCTCTTCCTCTCATAGATGCCATAAGTAAATTTTCATACTCTAAGTCATATTGAAGAATACTTGCAACTTGATCTCCAATATCATTTACCTCAACTAACAGATAAGCATTGTTATATCCCTTTGCAACATCAAGTATCACATTTGGAAATAACATTGGTTTAATTTCATTATTACGATATTTTGCTACAACTTTATATGGAAACTGTGTTACATCAAAAACAATAAATGCTGAATAATCATTTCCCATACCCCTTGCAACATCCACAGTGACGATATAATTACGATCTTTAATTGGATTTTCGTAGATATCTAATCCCGCATTTTTTTGAATTGGGGAGTCGTATATCATATTTCTTAGTTTCGCAGGAGATATTAATGTATTAACTGATCCTAAGAATTCACATTCAAACTCAACTTTAAACTGTTGTTCTGATGTGTTTGCAATTGTTTGTTCTCTCCAAACATCATCACGACCAGGAACTTCTGACCAATGAACATCAGTTGGGATATAATCACTTTTTCCTTTTTCTGCATCGTGCCACATACGATAAAAATGATTCATACCACGAGGAGTAGAAACAATAATTACTTTTGTTTGTGTACCAGAAGAAATTGTAGGATAAACAGATGCAAAGAAGTCATCAGCAACATGATTTGGAACAAAAGCAAATTCATCCAAGAATAAAATGTTGAATGACATACCTCGAACAGCACTTGCAGATGTAGATGCTGCTAATATCTTTGATCCATTTTCTAATTCTAATGATCCTTTATTCCAAGCAATAATACCTTGTTGCATCCATTTCGGCAAATTCTCATATGCAGTCTGCAATCTTCCAAGCAAATCCATTGCAATCTTTGCCTTGTTTGCAAGAATACCAATATTAACATTATCATTAAACACTGCATAATGAAGTAAATAAGATACCACAGTCGTTGACTTACCAGTCTGACGAGGCATCTTACATATATTGAATCTATTTGTATGAAAATTCTTAACTAATTTTTCTTGGAAAGGGTATAGATTAAAAGGAACTAATCCCTCATCAAGAGAAACAATTTTAATATATTTTTTTGCAAAGTAAACAGGATCATTCTTACACTTCATAAACTCAAGAATGTTCTCCTCAGAAAATTCAATCGGTGTATTTGCTTTTTTTAAATTCGGATTGCCAAGGTATACATTATCAACCATAATCTATTCTTCTTTATTATCTAAGTAATCAGCAACTCCATCCAAGTAATCAGTTGCCTTTGTTATTTTGGATTGAACCCATGCTTTGATATTACCCTCACCTTTTTTTACTTTCTTATGTATTCTGTCCGCAGATTTTTTAGTTGTCTTCATTTGACTACGAATCATCTCATATTCATGATCCTCATCATTCTTTTCCACAATTTTATTACCATTCCAAACTCCATTTGAATCTAGAGTTGGTTTCATATCCTCACCACTTATTATATCAATGATTGTTGCATACAAATCACCATTCGCAGTTTTTATCTCTACGTTTTCTCCTACTCCGCCCCCGCCTGAGCCATTACCACCACCATTACCACCAGAGCTACCGTTACCATTTCCATTACCATTCCCACCGTTCCCATTTCCGTTAGAACTTCCGTTAGATTTGCCATTACCATTTTTTTCGTCTTCTCTCCTGAGATAACCACCATAACTAACCCGATATCCCATTGGAATCTTCTTACACTTCTTATCAGTGTTGCAGTAATAGTAACCTTGTTTACATTTCTTCATACTATTTAGATTCGTTAGACTCGTTATTATTTAGAAAACCCTTTTTAAGCATCTTTGATAACTCAGATGTTGATCCTACAAATAAAGCGTTATTAGTGACACTATTTGGACTTTTGGGTGAATCTTCATCTAATTCTTTAACTTTCTTCTGTAAGTCAACTAACTTATCAGTTGTATCTGCAACCGACTTAATTAATTGTCCTGCAACTTCATATGCTCTTGGACTTGCACTTTCACCAGCAAGTTCCATTATACCATTGATTGCTTCTTGTCCTTTTTCAATCAATGAATATAATTGACCTCTTGTATATGAATAATCCTTTTCAACATCTTCAACTTTCTGTAACTGACCATTATCAACAGGAGTTGCATCTACATTTACTATTTCATTTTCAGAGTTTTGATTATTCATGATTATACATCTTTTTGTTGTGTAGGACTATATGTCTTACCATCAGAGAAGAATGAAGAAGTCTCACTAAATCCAAAGTCATCATCTGGACCTGCAGTTGTGGGATCTGGTTCAACAGTATACCTCATTTCACGTTTTGCAGTTCTTGTATTCGTATCGGCAGCAATATCAACTTGAACCTTCTTGATAATACCTGATGAGGATGATGGTACAGGACCGAACAAGTAAGTTTTTGCTGTAAATCCCAATGTATATATTAATGCCCTTCTTGTTGCAAAATCTCCTTCATAATCATCTTGAAAATTCATTGAGTCTAGTACTATCGGTATATCTCTTTTTTCACCAATTGAACTTACCAAATCAATAGTCAAATTAAAAGATGGTTGAAAATAAGGTAATATCTGCTCTACAATCTGTAATGCATCATCATTTAATTTAGTTAAAATATTTAATTCAAATCCTATATTATATGGAACTGGCATAAAAACTTTTTTTAATTTACTACCATCAGATGCCTTAAATGATTGTGTGACTCCAAGTTTTCTTGCAGAATCATATTGTATTGATGTCATCTCAAATGACATTCTTGGTAATGTTGTTGCAATTGGTTTATTTAAATCTGCTTGTTGCTCCAATCTTGCAAGAAATTTTTGAGAAGGTCCGTATGCTAATGGAACTTTTAATTCACTATAGGTGCTACCATCAGAACCATCATGTCGAATGTTTATATCATTAAACAAAGTTCCGAACGATATTATCGTCTTTCTTATTATTTCATGATAATAGTATGTTCCTAACATTAAAATGTACCGAATGGATTACCTTCTGAAAAATCGATTATTTCGTCTGCTGCAGTCTCAATTTCAGTTGCCTTATCATATTTATCATTAAATCCATCAGATATAATCCTATCAACTGTATAACGAGCACTTGAATCAGATCCAATTCCAATATCACCAGGTATAAAGTCTTTGTTTGTAGTCCCAAGATTGAGTATACCATCATCTGAATCCCATTTCTTAACTCTTCCCATTGCACCAGATATAGAACCAATAACCAACTCACCTTGTGTGTATGTCCCAATACCTGAAATTAGTGATGGTGCAGAGACTGTTGCATCTGCAGTTCCAACTGTATATCCAATACCAGCATCTGATATCAAAACTCTATTTAATTGATTATTAGCATCATCAAGTTGAACAATTCCAGTCGCAGTTCCAACACCTGAAATTGGTGTATCAAACGTGATAGTTGGTATGGTTACGTAACCAGATCCTTTATTAGAAACTGTGACAGATCCAATTCCCAGAGAATCAGTAACAAGAATAGAAGTTGCAGCAGCACCAACACCATATGATGTTGATCCGATACCAGATATTGTTTCAGTAACACTTTGAATAGTGATAGTTGGAGCAACTGTATATCCAAATCCTGGATTTACAAGTAGTATTTCCTTAACTGAGAATATATCTCCAACGGATGTTGTAATTGCAACTGCTGATGCGTCTACTCCACCTGCAGGTGCTGTAGTGATTGCAACAGTTGGTACTTTAGTATATCCAAATCCATCATTTGTGAGCACAATTTGTCTCACATAACCTGATGTGGTGGTAATACCTAATACTGCTGTTGATCCTGATGATACCATTGCTAAACTTGTGATATAACCAAAGTCTGTCATTTCATCTTCAATATCTTGTGTAAGTGTCTCTACTGCATCACCTGATATGCCATCTAATTCGTCTTCAAGTTCAAATAGTTCACACTTCAATTGATAAACATAATTTTTACCTAGTTGATAGAATGGTTGTTCATGCTCTACAAATTTTATCTCAAATACTCTCTGTCCTAATGGAAAAAATATCAAATCTCCTTCACAAGGTCTTGTTGAAATTTCTCTCTCACTTGCTGGCATATCTGCTAAGAATGAACTAATAAAATCTTCAAATCTTTCTTTAGATATTGTAACTGTTAATTCATCTTTCAAACTCATGCCAAATTTGGTCATAATATCACCAGCACCACTATATCCCTCATACGTATTAACATATGCCTCTATTGCAAAATTATCATTAAAGGTTGATGATTGTACCTCTGTTAATATTTCATCCTTTGATAAAATTGATCTTGGTAAGTATATAACATCAACACCATAAATTTGCAACTGTTCATTGATTAAACTCTGAACTAATCGTTGCTCACTTTGTGATCCTTGTAGAAAAAAGGGATTTAATGCCATGTGTCATCAACCAATAAAATCAAGAGGTGGAGTTTCATATTCAAGTTGCATTCTCTGTCTTATGGCATCTAAATCTCTCTGACCATCCTCATATATCTCTCTACCATTTAATTCAATACCACCTGCTAACTTCACACCTCTAAACTTTATAAGATTTTGCCCCCATTGTATTTTAATAAGTGCAGTGAGATATATTTTTAAAAAACTATCGTTATATACACTTGTAAAGGTATTTGGATCTAAAATTCTCTGACAATCAATCACAATAAAATCATCAACTGCGATTGCAGTATAATCCATATCTAAGTATAAACGATTTTGTCTTTTATTAAATCTGACTTGCTTCTCTGGTGTTAATAAGAAATCAATATCTTCAAGATATGTTTTTGTCATAGAGTATTGTAGTAGATCAAGAGAATTAAACCTATACAAATCATTTAAAAACAATTGATATTTTATACTAAACATGCCACCAGATATTGTGCTGCTATCAAATTTAAATATTTTTTCAATTCCTATGACTGAATCTGGGACTTGAATAAAATTGGAATTTTCATAAAAATTACTCGTCATATTAGACATACCACTGACAGTTGTTGATATTCCCGAAGTTGTTACAATTCCAACACCTGATGTTCCAGTTGCCTTTCCCCTATCAATATCATCTTGTGTAAATTTATATTTTAAATACATTCTCTCAACACCATCAAAATGACGTTCATTGAAAATTTGCAATGCATCATCAACCAAATCATCTATTTGATCATCATCAACATTTATTTCCAATACAGGAGCACCTAATCTCCTTAAAGAGTAATTTATTAATTCTTGTCTACTACTTGGTTTTGCCATCAGAATGTTCCTCCATCGATCAATCCTGCAGTTAATGTTCCGGTAATATCTGCAGTTCCACCTACAGTAAAGTTATTGGTAACATTGGATGTTGCTGCGGTTAATATACCAGTAATGTTTCCATTTCTAGCATTAAATTCGTCAAATCTTAAATCATCTCCAACATATAAATCGCCACCAACAAACAAATCATTGAATGTTGTAACAATACCTGTGAATGATGAAACACCCGCAATATTTAGTTGATTACCAAATATTGTACTTGTTGAAGTGGAAATACCAGTAAATGTAGATACACCTGCAACAGTTAATCCTTTTTGAAACTCAGATACACCAAAGAATGTAGAGACACCGGTCATTCCATCAACTTCACCAACTGAAAGTTGTGAAACTGAGGCGATACCACCAATTACATTAGTCGCATTTTCAGCAGATATTGAACCACCAGAAGCAGCAGCAATGACTTTAACAGCATTTTGTTGTCCTATACGAACTTTGATGTTTGCCATTAGCGAGTAACTCCCTCTCTAACCAGTACATTTCCTTCAACCACAGTTTGTTTAAGTGCCCCTGCAGTTATAACAATATCATAAACATATCGACCAGGTTTGAGTGTCGCTGTTGTCGTTGCACTCATTGATAGAATTATTTCTCCATTGGTATTTGGTTCAGTAATATTGACAGTAAAATCAGTTTTAGTTGAAGCACTAGAATGTTTTCGCATTTGTGCACTGCCAGTATACCCAGTTAAATCAAACGCTGCGTTATTGCTGGAAGCTTCCAATGTAAATGTTTCTGAGAAAGTTGTGCCTGAATTGATTACAATATTCGATACATATACAGCCATCTATTTAACAATACTATATTATTTACTATTTATGACTAAGTTAATCCCCTCCTTCAATTCTTTCAGTACATCTTTGATATCTTGAATGTCACTTTTCATCTGATCAATCTCATTTTTCTTTTTTTCTGATGTTTTTAAACTACGTACATAGTTATCATAAGCAACATCATCACAGTTGACAATCGCACCTGAATTCTCATCGCGAAAAAGATTTTTATGTCCTTCAACTTTTATCATCTTACAGCGATTGTTCTGAGATCTTTAATTTTTGGAGGTCGTGCCTGATTTGTACCAGACATCACTATCTTTATAATATAACCAGTAAATTCTGATAAATTTTCAGCAGTGAACTGATATTCTAAAAATTCACCATCTAAACTAGCAGGAACAAATACATCAGATCTACCGTCATTTTTTGTCGAATCAATAACTAAATTACCATTTCCATCTTCAGTGGTGTCAATTAGATTTTTATAACCAGGAAATAGTTCAAATCGTATTTCACCACCATCATCTGGTTTATTCAAAGCATACAATACTCTAATATCAGCAGTTTCATCTCTATACGCAGAGAATAATACTTTAAGTGATGTGGCAGGTTTAACCAATTCAACTAAGGTTGACATGTATGTTGCTGCATGAGGATCATTTGCAATATTATCAACTCTACCGTCAACTGCATAATTACCTACTCCAATTGGGTTGTTAAGTCGGTGATTTATCAACTCAACAAATGCGGTATCTGTTCGTAGAATCGGTGATAATGATGAAGAAGCAGTTTTGCTTAATGTAAGATTAACTGTCAATGATTTATTTCTTGGTAAATTTGTTAGATATTGATCTTCATTACCTTTTGAAGCAACAATACGAGGTGTTGTCAATTCATTGTATTCGTTGATTTGAACTTGCTCAAATCCTTGATCAATAAACGACTCTTCAGATCCTCCAACACTTGTACCAGAAATTGTTCTGATTCTTGCACTACTTGATGTATTAGATCCTGGATTTAATAAGTTAAATGTTGGAACCACTGCACCAAACATAATATTTGTGGATGCATGAACATTATCACCACCAACAAATTTTTGTTCATTAAATGATAATTGTGGGACGCTTCCGATACCAGAAGATGCTGAATTGTCAATATTTCTGAGAGATCCACTAGAAGAAGATCTATTAAAAGTTAAATGATATGAATCTAAATCAAATGGATCATTAATACCTCTCTCTATACCGTTTATTCTTCTTAGAGAAACTCCACTAATCTCATATTTTTGCAATTCAACCGTATTTACCTGCCCATGAGGTTGTGCAACTGAACTATCAACTCCCCTTGTAAGAG